GGGCATATAAAAAGCCCCGAAGAATTGTTATTCAACGGGGCTAATAGCGCGGTTGACGTATCAGAGTGTGCGTCATTAACTGAGGGACACCCCAACGCTGGTGTATACTATCCTTCTTTAAGCAAATCTTCAAGCAATTTTACTATCATCTTGAATCCACGCAATAAAATGGTGCATATTTTACGACCATCTTCAGACAGCATCGGTCTCACCTATCTTCTCGGGCTTCATGTGGTCCCCGACAAGCGCCATTCGCGCCGCCCTCCGATTCTGGACTGCCATATACAGTCTGTTCGTTGCGGTGTTTACAATCATTGTTGTTAAATGCCCTGCTGGAACCGAAGTATCAACATATATTTTGTACCCGGCAGCTTTCAGATCCATGCAAAACCCAAAGTCTTCACCAATTGGACTACCATCTGGATTATACTGCGCCTTAAACCATGGATAAGGCATCTTCTTAAATACACTCATGTCCCACATAACGCAACCCGTACCTGTAGCATCGACTTCAACCAATGCGCCATCTTCCCATTCGTCAATGCTCTCATATGCGTCTGTGCGTTCGTCTATCTCGACATGCTTCATCATAAGGCTATCAAACGGTGCATAGCGCCGATGAACTAAAGCACCCACGATTGGCAGGTTGTGGGACAGCAGCTTTGTAATCGTCAGCGGATGGTACACTTGATCCACATCACACATCATAAGTTTTGTGCATCCAACCCGCAGTGCCTTTTCAACAATATCGTTTCTCAGCGCATGGATAGGCCCGTTGGTTGCCGGTATGTATTCGTAAGTGGGCTTATCCATTGACACAAACGAAGAGAAGAAATCCAGCGGCACCGTTGGAAACGAACACGGCACCCCGATTGCCAACTTAATGTTACTGATCTTCATAACGCCCTCCCGACGTTGATTACAGGAACTATCCAGTTTCGCTTGCTTCCAGACTCCTTCTTCATTACCTCGTCTATGTGATTCCAGATGAACAGAAACACGTTCTTCGGGTTATCATTTTTGAAGCTGTCATAGGACACAACTGGTATGTGCATTCCTGGAGAGAACTTGCCTATCTTTTCTGGGGTTACGTCATAAACCTTTTTAATGATATCAGGACCAAACCCGCAAGCGTTGGTAATGGTGGACATCTTAGCCGGTGCGCCGTAGCCCACAATCGATCCCTTGATGCTACTTACTTCATTCTTTATCGCTTTAACCCTTTCCATCACGTTATCGCCAAAGCCCATCAGCATCGAAGGATTGGTCTCGAATGTATTATAGTGCGACCTTACCAAGTGCGCCCCCACACCAGTATCTTCAGACCCGTGCTTGATGAAGTACCGGATGGATCCGCCATGAGTCCAAATGTATTCAAACGAATCTATATGCAAATCAAACATTGACAATGTTCGCATCATAGAAGAAATCGATGTGTAGAATACATGCTCGTTATAGAACTGATCGAACGCCAAGTTTGAAACCGTGTGGCCAAAGTATGGCTCTTCATTTATCCAAGTACCGTTTGGAGATAGGATCTTTTTAATGTTTTTCAGAACACCTACTCGATCTGGTATGTGAGCAAATGTATTGGCGGATACGATAACGTCGGCTTCAGGCCAATTTACAAACTCATGCGTTTCAAATGGGTTAGAACATATCTTCACGCCCTTTGTCTTAGCAACATCTGCAACATTCCCTGAAGGCTCAAAGCCCAAGTGCAGTTCTTCCGCAAAGTGTGTTAGGAATGTTCCATCATTTGTTCCTATCTCGATAATTACAGGGCGTTTACCATTAGCTTTAAGTGGATTAAAGTATTCGACGTTAATCGTACCTGCCAAGTTTTTGAAATGCTCAGACATATAATCAGATGTGCCTGTAAAAAACGAATAGTGTTCATTGAACACTGACTTCATGCTTGGGTGCTCACCAAGCTGGATAGTAAGACATTCCGGACAGTAATGAACTGTCAAGCGATAGAACTGTTCATCTTTGAACTGATCCTTAGACACAAAGTTGTTTGCGATAGGTTGTTTCCCAAGGTCAAGGAATTGAATACATTTTGTTTCGCATATTCTACAGATCATAATTCATGTCCTCCCGTACACGAGTATTCACAGTAGACTCCGATTTATTGCTAAATACCATTAATGGTTTAATTCCCCTATAACCACATTGCCAGTCCACACTCTCAACATAGTAAGGATGTTCCAGTGGCATCTTCTCAAGGTTGGTAAATCCTACAGTCTCCATTGCGTACTTCAATAGGCTTGCAGAGTAACAATATCTGTGCAAAGAATCCTGAACATACGAATAGATGTAGATGTTGTTCATGTAGATCATCTCGTTTGGTGTTGGGTTAGCAAGAAACTTTTGTGCCAGTACTTCAAAATCGGGCACCACTATGAATATCTCACCACCAGGCTTTAGGATCCTTAACCAATGCGTCAATGCGTTCTGCCCTTCGTTCCAGGTAAGGTGTTCGAGGAGATGACCACAATATATCTCGTCAACAGTATTCGGACCATACTCAAGGTTTGTCACGTTGGCTACGATATCAGGTTTTACCCGCTCGAACTGATCAATATTGACAAATCCCTCCATATTGTATCCACCAGATCCAAGGTTTAACCTCAGACCATCTTTAACCCCCACCTGTTTGGTTTCATACACTATCTGATTCTTCCAAAAGTCCTCACCCCATTTTTCTGCGAGGTGTTTATCGTTTTGTTTAACCACTGCATCGTAATCCAGCTTGCCCTCATTAGCCAATAGCTCAAAGGTCTTGCTGCCATAGTGGTGAATATACACATCGTGGGCAACGCCTATCCTAAATCCCTTCTCACGCGCCCTGAAGCCCAAATCTATATCCTCACCACAAGACGGCCATAAAGATTCGTCCAGGTATCCAATAGACTCAAACACTTCGCGCTTTATAAACATGGACATAACAGCAAAATTAACCTCTGTGGCATGGCCTCGATTCTCTTCAGTAAACGCTGTAGCCGCTGCGTTTAGCTGATCCAGGTTATCATAACTTTCAATCGCAACGCTTTGAATTCCGGCAACAAAGTTGGTCATGGGCGCTATGATGTCAAAATCTTCTTCCAGATACGATAAGAGAATGTTCGCCCAGTCCGGTGTTACAATAACGTCATTGTTGAAAAGCACAATGACATCCCCGGTTGAAGCCTTAATGCCCTGGTTTGCAGCAACTGAAAAACCAAGGTTTTCTTCATTGCGGATTAGGACAGTTCCCCCATTCATAATAAAAGGTGGTTTATATGCTGGGTCCGAGCCGTTGTCGATGATTACAACTTCGTAATCCTGAGTGTTCTCCATGATGGAATAAATACACTCATGTGTGAGATCGTGATTTTGGTACACCGGAATTACAATACTTAACATAGTTTGCCCGCCTCCCAACAGGTCACAGTTTTTCTATACCAGCCGATTTATACGCCGCCAATGGGTAGATGCCTGCCTGAGAAAACAGGCAGAACTCATACATCTCATCAAACCCCCACAAATGTCTTACAGTTCCCGTATCACAGTTGCCCGGATTATTAATGTCGGCGGCTCTAAGCCTATCCCCAACATATATTGTGTTGCCGTCCTTGTCTTTTTTGTAAGTAGGAATCATGCCCTGTTTATCAGAACCTCGTAGTCCACGGTTGTCTGCCAATATTCCCCTGTGCCGGCCTCAGTGTTTGCCGGAATAATGTTAGGCCCATTGCCCTGCTGCCGGTGGCAATACACAATAGTCTCATTGGTTACAGTCCACACTTTGTCTTTTATCATAGTAGACAGGTGAGTATCCATGTCCATTATTTCTGATGAATCATTTACATCACCTGAATAAAGCGAAAACTGGAGGAACACATACACCATGTTTTCTGTAAACGTGTCATAGTCCACGTCCGTCATAATCGAATAAACCGCATACGGCCCGTTAGAAAGTGACACACCGTTTGGTGCTACTGTATCGTACAGCCGCCCACCAATATCGGTAAAGAAAGCGTAATTGGAACCACCTGGGGTAGATGTGAATAGAGTGTATAAGCCTGTTTTGAAATTCTTCAAGGCCGTGTCTCCTTTACCATCATCTCCAACCACTGGTGCCTATCGCCCATATCGATCGGTTCTGTTACGATGCTATAGTATTTATCGGTAAACAGTTCCTTGAATCTCCAGGTTGCCTTAAACGGCTTGCGGTATCGTATCCTGAGCCGATGTGTGGCCACTGCTACACTCCTACCACCCTCAAAGGTTTCCATCCCTTTCAGCGGCCACAGGGCGCAGTGTCCTGTGAAGATGGTCGTCCAGGTCACAGTGGCCCCCCCCATGCTGTTTGATGCGCGAGTCTGAGCCTCACACTGTATTCTATGTTTGAGATCCCCTGATTGCATTACATCTCCGTCCATAAGCGGTATGGCCACAATAACGCTTGAACTGCCCTATTCTCGACAATACTACCAGAATTAAGCAGCTCATATATAGCATCTCGATGGTTAAAGAGTTCTTCCACCATCATTTTAATTGCTGTTTTTATTCCAGCAGGCACAGCCGATGCCGTCCCGCCATATCCGCATACGAACTGGCAGGTGATGGGCTTGAACGGATACGCAGTAAATGACGGCCAGCTTACGCCATAGGGGAGGACTATGCGACCGGGATCACTGCTGGTATCAACAAGATACGCGGTCGTGGCCGTCATGGTTGTGCTATCCCCATCGGAGTCTTTGTAGGCCAGAGACACAACCGATGTGAGATTCCCGAATGGAATGACAAATGAATCTCCCGGTGGAAATTCTTCAAGGTACAGATTCCAGGTTTGTGTAATGAACTTTCTCTGCGTAACGGATTCTGCCTGTTGGCGAGCTGCTGTTATCAGCGTGGACAGCAATGTGTCCTGGGTAGTGTCGGATGCGTACTTGATAATGCTCACGCCAAAGTCACAGGTGGCAAGCAGAACAGAAGCGACCACACGGATGTATTGTTTGGACCCCGTGTAAGCTATGGTCTGAATGGCATTATCGTTTGCAGTGGTTACTTGAGTGAACGCACCGCCTGACCAATCAGCAAACGTAGTGTTGTCGTCCGAGTCCTGTATCTTAACGTCCACCGTGCCGGTAGCACCGTTTGTGCCTGAGTCAAGAACCACTTCCGCTGAGAATCCAAGCACGTTGGCAGACGCACCCAGCAGTGTGTAGGCGGCTGCTATAACATGATCCCCAGGAACTATGGACTGGACGAACGACAGGTTGTCATCAAACGAGCCTGAATCCAGCAACAAATGGTTCTTCATATCCTGAAGCGATACGGGTTCAACCGCTGGTGCTGTAACCAAACCACTTGATGACGATGTCCCTGTAACCGCTGTGCCTGTGCCTGTACCTGACATTTAGCTCACCACCTCTGTATCGGGATTGTCAAAATTATACCCAGAGCGCGATCTCCAAAAATACCTAGTAGCTGCATCAAGATAGAACGTGACCACTCCACTATCGTTTGTTGTGCCGGTTGCAATAATATCCGTGCCCGCACTGTCAGTTGTGACCCACACGCTCGCCCCATCTATTGGATTGCCAGTAACAGAGTCCGTCAGTGTGTACGCATATGTGACAGCCCCGGCCCCACCTAAAGTGTCTGTCTTTGCTTTTA